TATGTGGAATTATGAAAAACGACTTGAATACCCTATTAAAATAAAACAGACGAACCCTACTCTGGCGGCTATGATAATAAGTCAATATGGTGGACCATACTTCAATAAGGTATACAGTTTCCCTTCTTATTTATATAGGTATATTATCATAGTGTTTTTAAATATACAATAGCATTATATTCTTTCGATATTATGTACATCTATTGCACTTGTTACTGTATTGCCAATACCAATTACTGCACGATCACCATTAATCTGAATAACATCATATTCATCATGGTAAAGGTTAAATGCTCGGTCAGTGTCATAATCGACATTAAGAATAACTCTTACTTTATCACCAACTTTTATATCTACATTATCGCAGCCTTCATCATTAGAATTGCCGCTTGATATAATACAGCAATCGTTGACCCAACCTGTTCCATTATTTATTAAGTAAGGATTGACCGCCCAAGGAATAATCCTTGTAATTATTCCACTATTAAATCCCTCTGATGGTGTAAGTCCGGATTCTGATGTTGATGAAGCATATATTGCATTATACTCAACATAGTCCCCTATCTGATGCTGTAACTGCTCTGTATCTGTCTCATCAGCACTGATATTATCATTTGAATCAAAATTATCATTCCTGTGATCATACTCATTAGCCTGTATAAGTCTGTCAAATAACTCGTCACGCATAATGTCATAATCTACTCTTGTGCCATCGTTTAAATAATAGTCACTAGTCTCCTGGGACATAGCAAATTTATCTTCACAGATCTCACCATTATCATCCCAATGAGCTTCCCAGATAAGAGCACCGTGCTCTATAAGTTCATCTACGTTCATATAATCATTTAACCAACTGTGGCTTGCATATATACCCTTTGCAGTTATGTCTGATAATGCATCAAGCCATACAAGTGCAAGTTCCTGTGTATAATGGTAATCAATGCCATTTTCAGCCTTGTATCCGTCTGCATCCTCGATATCAAGGTACAATCCCATAACTGGATTGCACTTGTTATACCATTCTCGTATGTGTGCAGCTTCACTTAATGATTCATCATTATTGCCAGCATACTGATATAGATAAAGTCCATACGGAATACCTCTCTTCTCACATTCATCTATATATGTCTGTGCCATAGAATCACACTGTCCGCACTCGCTGTCATCCTTGCTTAAGTCGCTGCCATAGGCACAACGAATTATAACAAAATCAAAATTCTCCTTAATATAATCAAAATCAAGATTTCCCTGATGTCTGCTTATGTCTATTCCTCTTTTCATAGTCTTATTTCTCACTTTCTTTTATATATTTCCGCTATGTGCGCATAAAAATAGCACACATAATCAACTACGTGTGCTTACTAACTAATATATTTTTCATTGCTTAATTCTGTTTTGCTGGTTGTATCTGCAAGCTCATCATCGTCTGGTAACTCATCCGTATATTTACTAAGAAATGTTCTTACATATGACCATATCTTTTTGACTGGCAGTCCGCATAGAACCATATTTTTTAATATGCTAACAACTTCATAGGTCAAAAATAGGATTTCGAAAAATCCTGCGATGCCGATACTTTCTCCAAAAAATTGTCTTACTTCTTCAGGTAAGAAGCCTATTAAATTGAATTGCGTTATATAATCGACAATAACAAGCAATATTATAGATAAAATCATTGCGCATTTTCGGATTGCTCCGTTAATTCCAAAACAGCTATTAAAATTACGGTCCTTAATTGCCCTTAATATGCCAAAGATTGTATCTGTTATTATTGCTATTATAACAAGCTGTAGCAATTTGTCGTGTGCAGCTTCCGCATACATATATCTTAAAGTTATCATTTTTTCTTTCCTCCTAAAATCTTATATACTCTTTAATTAATATTCACTTTAATATTTGGTGCTCTAATCATCTCCATTTTCCTCCTTTATTTACTAAATTCTGTTACCAGCTCATTTAATTTATTTTCAAATTCTGTTATATCTTTCGTATACGTTGCCTTATTTGCTATATATGCCTGTGCATTAGCTATGTTGCGGTTTATAGACAACCCTCCATTTTCTGAGATTGTAGCATTCATATACATAATATCTGTAACTGCACCATTCTCCTCTACACTGCTTGTTCCATTTAATGTTATAGATTTGTTTACATTTAACATTTTTACCTCTTTCTACCACTCCTGTGGATTTATTAATATTATTTTTATACCCAGCTTGAACTTCCCCAATGGTAAGAAGCAATAACCGTATTATCTATATATATTCTAAGATATGTCCCGTCCCATCCGAAGCTAATATCTGGTGTTATATTTCTATTAAGCACAACTCCTACTTTTCCCATCGTTGTATTATTCACATACAGTCTCGCATTAAACTGTGCAGCCCCTTCGTAATAACTATCGCCGTAAACGTGAAGGTTGTACAAGTCAGCCCAGTAATTCGTATTCTGCTTAATATAATTCAGTTTCGTGGTTCCGTAATTTTCAAAATAGTTAGTATATATTTCATTAATCCTTGCTTTTCCAACCACTGATAAATCGCAGTCCCCATATTTATCATCGCCAACTGTTAATATACCTGAAACTCTTGTATCTCCTAGGATTTTTAGATATTCCCTCTTTCCTATATCTATTTGGGACGTATATAGGACTTTTGCAGTTACACCGCCTGTAAAAGATACATTAAAAACACTACTGCCTTGTCGTTGAAGTTCTATAAAATTACTTTGCGTATCTGTAGCTGTTATATCAAGTGCATTTTTTATACTGCATTTTATTCCATCAGACGAATTAATTTTATAGCTGCTAAGACCTGTTGAATTTATATACCAGCCACCAATAATACCACTGGTACTTGTTATATCTCCTGTACTGGATATTTTAAAATACTTGCTGTCCCACGTTCCTGTTGCAAGGTTAAGCATCATTCCTGTACTGTTTGCAACATAATTAGAGCTTTTAAGCACTCCGGCTGTAACTGTTCCCAGGTTTGCGGATATTGCAGACAATGTAGATACACTTAACTCTGCCGCTGTGATTGAATTGGCAGCTATCTGATTAGCTGTTATTGTCTTAGAAGCTATCTTCGCGGCTGTAACTGCATTTGCAACAATCTTATCCGAGGTTACTGCATTTGCTGCTATTTTTGCCGAAGTTATAGCACTAGCTGCTATTTTATCTGCATTAACTACACTTGCCGCTATCTTTTCTGTTGTTATTGCATTTGCGGCTATCTGTGTTGCTGTAACACTGCCTGTATATATCTTTCCACCATTAATAAGAGTCTTATTATTTGCAGCACACCAGCTTGCAATTGTAGATCCTTTAGCCTCCGCATAATCATTCTTTGGCGATTGGGTAGGTTCAAGATACACTGTATATGAAGTATTTCTTGCTATATTAGTTTTAACAGTATATATTGTTACGTCACTTTTATTAGGTGTATAAATGTAATATTGTGCCCCACCACGCAACATAAAGTATATCTGGCTATGTTGTTGTACCTGCCCTACAAACGCAGGCATTTTATTACAAAAACGATAATTATTCTCCTCCAAATAACCAGCGGCATCCGTTGTTCCCCAGCCACCTGCTAATACTCTTAAAATAAGATTGCAAGTAAAACCTTGATTATGCGTAGACCATACCGGCTTAAAACCACTGTTTAGCTGTACATTACACTCATATGTATAATATCCGTTATATGGTATAGCTGCATTTATTAATACGGGATAATATGTGTCCGTGTTATATTTTGCGTCTCTTAAATCTACAGTTATCTGATATCTTTTCTCAGCAGCGGCTATATCATTCTGCGTACCCGCATCCAGTTTTCCGATTACAATCGAACCCGAAGCTATCCTGTCTGCGGATATATAGCCGCTTGTAATCTTTCCTGCATCCATATTGGCAATCTTAGCATTCTGTATTGTTGCATCTGCTATTAAGGCATTGGTTATAGAAGCATTCGCTATGGCATTGGTTCCGAACTGCCGCAATACCCAGCTTTTACCATCGAAGTAATACATCTTATTAGAATCTGCTGTATTAAACCATATATCATTAGTTTTTCTACTCTCCGTTGAAGGGGCTGTTGCCTGATAAAATGCTGTATTCTTGCCATCTGCTGTAAGCTGTGCTCCTTCCGCAGTCTTAGAAGCCGCTGCTGATAAAAGTTTAGCCGCTTCCGCCGTACTTAATGCACCTGCCGCATTTGTATTAGCTGAATCTGCCTTTTGTGCTGCATTTTCTATATCTTTATCTGTTGTATTCATCCAGTCTGTTACATCTGTTCCAAATTTGGATGTATCTATTGCTCCTTCAGCTATCTGCTTACCATTAATTGTTCCTACCGTGATATTGGCAGCCTTAAGATTGATTACCTCGATGGCAGCGGCATCTATAGTTCCACTTGTTATTTTATTAGCAGTTAAATCTACTATCTTAGCATCTGTTATGCTTCCGTCCGCAATTTGAGCTGTACCAACTGCACCTGTGTCTATCATTGCTGTCTTTATAGAGCCGGCCGCGATATTACTAAGCTTTATGTTAGCGTACTTTAAATCTGCATCCTCGGCTTTTAGATAATTAGTCTTTATATCAATTATCTCTGCATTTACAGCGGTGATTTTTTCTGCCGTAACTGTATTAGCCTTAACCCAGTCGGCATCAACCTTCTTTGCTATTAATTCCTTTGCTAATATCAAATCAGAATATATTCTTTCGTTCTGCTGTGTTGTCGGACCTTTAAAATCTGTTTCAGTCTCAGTTTCCGTCTTCCCATAAGATGTAACAGTCATAGCCATACCGCCATCATATTCCTGTACCAAATTCATAACCGGCATTTTATATTCACCAGTACCATCCTTGACAGTTATGATATCCCACGGATCCAGGCGTATATCTCCAAGTGTCTTTAACGAAGCTCCTCTATAAGTAAATCCTTTAATGCTCTGATATATATAACTTAATCTGTCTGACGTCATAAATGGGTTGGAAAAGGTTATTCCCAGTTGTCCACCGCCCTGCGTTAATTCAGTCTGGCTATCCACATTACAGTTAACATAGTCCAGATGAAAGTTGCTTTCATTATGCTCAAACAACATAATTCTTGTTTTATCTATAGAATACTCACATTCTTTATACCACTTAATAACAATAGTTCCGGCTCTGTCCACACATGCAAATCCACCAGCTAATGAAGCTATATAGCCTATCACCTCTCTGTATGTATATCCAACTGGTTTAGTCTGTATCGTTATGCCATCCAGACCACTTACTTCTGCTGGAACACCACAGCTTGTACTTATCTCACTTAAAACCGAAGCAGCACTTGCTGGATATATAAGATTGGATATATATAGTCCTGTAGTCTTCATCATTCTGTCATATGCTGTAAATGTCGTTGTCGTCTGGTCGCTTTGTGGGTGCTCTGCTGTAAAAAAGCCAAGTGGAATATATTCATACTTTCCACTTGGCAGCTTTAAACCTATCTCTACTGGTATCTCTGTGTTTTCAAATAATTCATCTATCTTCTTAAGAGTAATCTCTATCTTAGCAGATACCGCCGACCCTAGCTGTAATGCTTCATCTGCTGTGCTGGACGTCTCATAGCCCAATTTTTTAAATCGGGAATTATACCATTTTCCATTAATTCTTAATCTGGCTTCAAAAGTCCTCGATGGACTTCTTATTGTTTCTTTAAAAGCTTCCGTTACATTGTTATACATACACTTACTCCTGTATCATAAACTCTATTGCAGTAATATTTTCTAATGTAGTTCCGTCATATCCTTCTGAATCGCACTCATTAACATCTTCCAGCTTAATCATATGCACATCAAGTTCTGTTTCAATGTTATACATATCATTAATTTCTTTAATTACCTCCTGTTCCTTATCTTCTGCAAATTGATATGAACCATCTTTTATAACTTCGTTTCCACTTTCATCTTTTAAGGCATTTTCCTTTAATATTCTTGTTCTTTCAGCATTATATACCTCTAATTCTGCCAATAATGCCTTAAGGTTTTTAGCAACTGCATAATTAACCTTAACCGGCCAATGTTTCTTTGAATTCTGTAACTTCTGTAATTCTGCTGAAATTCTGTCAATCTGTTTAATTGTAAATGTCTTTTTCATCTTCTAGCTCTCCTTATTGTTGAATAATTGACACACTTGCACTTCTGTAATAGAAAATACCATCATCAAGCTCCCCAATTACTTCCTTGCTTAGTGTACCTCTGTAACTTGTTATTGTTATATCCTGTCCATCATCATGAAATGTTATTGGGAAGAATCCGGCAACAAGCTTACTCTTAATAAGAACCAGCTCATCTTCCTGAAGAACTCCCCAGGATATAGATAAAGTCTTCTTTTCAGCAACTACATCACCTAACATTGTTCCGTCAAGTGCTCGTCCTGTTGAAGAAGACCATATAATCTCATCATCCACTTTGATGGACACAGGAGCCGGAAGCTCCTGATTGTCACATCTTAGTATCAATTCATCACATCCTTAATGTATAATCTCACATTTTCCTGTCTGCTTTGTATGTTCGTTTATCTTATCAACTACATACTTCTTAAGACTCTTTCCATCTAGCTGTATATCAAGATCTAATGTTTCCAACACTTTAAGTATCTGCTTAAGAATACTTATAGCTTCGGCTAACAGTTCAGCACTGGATGCCATAGCTGCTGCCTTCTGTGCCATATCGATAAGCTTATCCTCTGGTGCTACAACTTCTCCCTGGTGTTTATTATCACCAATCATTGCAAGCTGTGGTGTGTTTGGCTTTACATATCCACCTTGTGCAAGGTATGGAATGCTGCCAAAACCAACTTCCGGTAAATCAAACCCGAAATGGTCACCACCTATAACCGGTACCCAGTCAGGCACATCAAAGCTTAAGCCATTTACCTTACGGACTATCCAATTAATACCACTTTCTAATCCGTCAAGCATACCATTTATAAGTCCGATTACCATATTAATAGGTCCTTTGGCTATGTCTGCAATTAAAGAGAATATTCCACCAAAGGCATCCACAATACCATTCCAAGCTTCAGACCAATCGCCTGAAAATACCCCAGTAATAAAGTCAATCAATCCACCAAATATCTGCTTTACGTCACCAAATATATTAGAAACATTTTGCAAATAAGCATTCATTATATCGCCTATAAAGCCGAAGCTATCTGAAAAATCTATGTTAAAAATATTCTGTAACCAGTTATCAAATGAAGAAAATGCTGACTTAATATTCTGCCATATGCCTTTAAACCAATCACCTGCTTTACACCATTTATCAGTAATCCAGTCCCAGCATTTTCCTGCTGCATCCTTAACTACATCCCAATGTTTTACTAACTCGTATATAGCCACACCTAATGCTGCTAAAGCCACTATAACTAATGTTATAGGACTTGTTAATACTGACATAGAAACACCAAATGCTGTTGTAGCTGCTGTGGCTAACCAAGTAGCCGCTGTATGTGCTGCTGTGGCTGCTGTATCTGCTACTTTAGATGCCGTTGATATTCCCCATTGTATGGCCTGAGAAACTAATTCCTTTGTCGCCAATGCCATATTTACAATAAAATCTTTTATTCCTGTGGTAACATCTACAGCTTTATTTTTTGCTTTCTCTGCAGTATTCTTTACCCACTCTATTGATTGAAGTGCCAACTCCTTAGTTGCCTTTGCCATATCAATAGCCAGGTTCTTAATATTTCCGCCTATATCAACAGCTTTATTCTTAGTCTTCTCAGCAGTATTCCTTACCCATTCAACAATATCATCTTTCAATGCTATAGTTGATGCTTTAATATTAGTTACTAAGTCCTTAATACCTTTTACTGTATCCGATTGCAGGATATTTACCTTAAACCAAGTAGTATAATATATTTCAAGCTTTGATATGGATTGTATAATGCTTTTAACAAAATCTTTTGCATACATAGCACAAAGCTGAACTGTTTCAAACTTATCAGCTATTTTTGCTAATGTACAAGCATGTATTGCCGCTTTCATTTTATTTATAATTCCAACAACACCGCCAGCATTCATAAGAAATTCTGCTAAATCTACAGCTTTCCAAACTGCTGCAAATGCTCCTATTGTTATCACTATTGCATCAAATGGACCTTGATTATCCTTTATCCAATCAGATATACCCTCTAAAGCAGAGGCTAATCCTTTCAGAACATCAACAATCACTCCACCAGTCCACTTTGCCACAGGCTCAAGGAAATTATCCCAAGCCCACATCCACAATGGCTTTAATGCATCTAATGCGCTATTTAGTACATCTAAACAGCCTGCTAATACATCAAGAAATGCCGGAAGCAAATCCTCTATAGTCCACTTAGCCAAAGGAACAAATATATTGTAATAAGCCCATTCCAATCCAGCGAACAACTTATCTGTTAATGGTTGTGCAGCTCTCTTAAGGTTATCAAGAGATGTTATCAGATTATCAAAGGATATTGCTTTAAGTGGCTCTAATGCTTTCTTGACTTTATCTGCCATATCAGATATTGCACTAGAAACATTAGATGTACTTCCACTCACATCTGGTACAAGGTCAACGCTTCCGATTCCTGAAGATGTTCCACCTGTACTACCGCTTGAATCAGAACTATCATCTGTTGGCTCTGTCAGCTTATTTATCTGGTCGAAACCTGCAAGTGATTTTTCTATATCTTTGGCTGTCTTCTTAGCAGCACTTCCAATATCGCTTACATTGTCTGCGGCACTGCCTGCATCTGCTCCAATCCCTGCTATATCCGAACTTATCGAACCCATAGAGGCTGATATATCTGCCCCTGTTAGCAACTGTACAAAGTTAGCAAATCCATCTGCAACCTTCTGTAATCCTGCCAGCAGGCTGTTAAAACCTCTTAATATAGGTGTAAACAATGCTATGAAGCCTTTACCAAGAGAGGCCTTTAACTGCTCAAATCGTAGTGAAAGTATTCTTGTCTGGTTCGCCCAGGAGTCCCGTGTCTTAACAAAATCTCCTGTGGCATTAGATAAAGCACTTGTAACGTACTGATAACGTAGCATTACTTTTTCCTGCTCTGTCATCTTGGCTGTAGTCTTACCGAAGCCGTTATTAAGTGCATACTGGTCTAAGTTAGTCTGAGTCATTATTACACCTAAATCCTTAAGTGTCTCTGTCTCTCCAGTCCATATAGACTTAAGCTTTGTATATGCCTCATCTGTCCCCAGATTATAGAATGATGCAACATCACCGGTTAATCCTGTAACATTTTCAGCCATATCCAATGCCGCCTTACCTGTAATACCCATAGCATTACTCATCTGGCCAAACACACCCATATACTTCTTGGCTGATAATTCCGATAAGCCAAAGTTAATCATAGCATTGGAAGCCCACTGGTCTGCCTGCCAGCTTAAGTCCTTAAATGCTGTATCTACGACATTCTGTACTTCTGTTACATTAGAACCTACTTCTATGCAATCTTTCGTAAACTTAGTAACTGCCGCTATACTTAATCCTGCGGCTATCTTCTTACCAAGCCCAGAAAAGATAGTTGTTGCCTGCTTAGCTGCCTTATTAGAAGCTCCTGTAAGCTGATTAACTATCTGTGAACTATCTATTCCAAGTTCCAGAGCTATCTGACCTACTGTATCTGACATTCTCCCTCCTTTCTGACACAATTAAAAAGCTGCCTACTTCTTTGAGTAAGCAGCCTTAAAATCTCTTTGTAATCGTGTCCAATGTTCTATATACTGTGGTGTTCCTACCACTCTGTTATTACGTTTCAGAAGCCAGTCATTGTGTATCTTCTTCTGTTCCTTAGTAAAGTTTCTTATGACTTTCATATCTTTTTCTGCCCTTATGCTCACCACTCTGCCAAGCGGTGTCTCTGGCATTATTCCAGATAATAAAGAACAAAATTCTGCCCAAGACATATCATCTTCCGTTCGTAATCGTATGCCATACTGTTGCAGGAAGCTTGACTCTATCAATTCCCAGTCATCATATATGTCATAATATATTTCACTATGAGGGTGTATTTTCCTCTCCATATGTTCCTGTGGCAACACCCATTATTGCATTATACATTTCCTTGTATTCTGGAAGCGGTAAGTCCATAGCCTCAATCTTATCTGCTGCCTCTTTGCCAATAAGCATTTCGAGAGCCTTTGTTATAAATCCCATTCCGTTGTCACTATCTTTCTTCTTTTCAGCCTCAGCAGCCATAGCCTGTACATTAAGAATTGTGTTCTTTCTGTTATTCACAGTTACCACTAAGTCATCAGTAATCCGAACCATAGGTAACTGGTTTGTAATCTTCATTGATATGTCTATTACTTTAAAATCTGTCTTTGCCATTATTCAAATTCTCTCTTTCTTTTTTATTCTGTATATGGAATATATGTTGGTTTTCCATCTGACTGTGCTTCCCATTCAAGTGCATCAATGCTTGTTGAGTCTCCTCCAAGGGAAGTTACATTTATAACTGCTGGGATAAGAAGCTGGTCAAGGTTTGGGAAAATAATTGAAACCCAGGTATTACATTCCTGTCCTGTCTTTAAAGCCAGGCTTGCGATATAATCATTACCTTCATCACCATAATTACGCTTACCACCCATAGTCATACCCAATGATTTACCTGTTGTAAGTCTTCTTGTCCAGCCTGCCTGATCCATTGGATTCCATTCTTCAATTGTTCCATCTACGGATATGCTTAAGCTCTCTGCATCTTTTACAACCTTTGTTTCTACTGTTTCCGGTGTATCTGTGCTCTTTCTTCCTGTTATGCATACACCGAACTGAATTGTATGCACCGGATTAACGCCAGTAAGAGGTGTTGCTCCTGCATTATATCCAGCTAATTTAGTATTCTGTGCCATACCTTTACCTACCTTTCATAATAAATATCTAATTCTATTACACTCTCAAAGATACCTTTATCATCTGTCCCTACATCCACAGGTCCATCAACCTGCATTTTAGTAAATAGAAGCTTTGTATCATTGATTATTTTATTGTTGGTGTCTCTAAGCATATTATAGAGCTGTTCCGAGGTTTCTTCTGTATCTCTTACACTCTTATTCCAGTGTACTAATATACTTACAGACTTAATACGATAAGAGCTGTTATTTAAACCTCCTACAGCCGTCTGTAGAGGTCTTTGTCTGTTAAGATTATATACTCCTATGCTCTTATCTTTTTTATTATCAAGCTTGCCGCAATATACATTATTATTGTCTGCAATGCCAAGACCTGCTATATAATCTCTTACATCACCTATTCCTAACATCATAACCCCGCATTTTTCTTGTATAACTTAGCAAATGTATCTGGAGCAAAATTTCTTTTCTTACCATCTTTAAGATAATCATCTAGCCACCTGCCCTTGGCATTTGCATTGCCTTCGTGTCTTTTACCTTTATCATCTACCCAAGGTGATTGATGGAAGTTATATTCAGGATGATAATATAACCTTCTTACATATGGCGTACTTGATATAAGTTCTACCTTGCCATTGGCAATATCCTGTGTATATACAAATGTGCTTTCATTTTGCAGTGTACCTGTATCCCTAGGCATTACCTGACTTTGAACTACATTCGTATGTATTGCTTCCGCTGTCTGTGCCAGCGACACCTGTGCTGCTGCCGTAAGCCTTTTCAACACTGGCATATTAAGCTTTACTGTTGATTTAACATTCTTTGCCATTACATCACATCCAATCTCACATAATTTACTGTTCCATCAGGATTACGGCATTTTGTACCCTTGTATATATGCCTTGTTTCGCCAAACACCGTTATCTCACCCTTAGTAATAAGAGGCAGTTCTGGCGCAATATCACCAGGTATTAAGGCACAGCCCTCAAGCTGTATAAGCTTCTGTTCTGCTGTGAGCACCGTCTTTCCACTGTCTTGATAGTTGCATAATCCGTCCCATACCACAGGGTCTAACTGCTCCCCATATACGTTTTGACCTTCCTGCTCTATCTCAATATGTACTTCTGTTTTACAGAACTGCTTTAATACTAAACAAGGATATTTCATACTCACACCCCCAGACTTAAACAACAGAAACCTGTCTGACAAAGTACCTGATATGTATCACGTTTTACAGCAATGCCATTCTGTACAAGCACATTCCAGCTGCTGCCAAACTGCATAGATACTCCATTTACAGCATAATTCTGCAAGACACAATTAATCATGTCTTCATTCTCATACTCAAAATCAGCCATATCACAACATACATCTATAATTATTGCCTGCTGGAACTCTGTCAGATTATCAAAGCCTCTTGAAGTTATGCGATTAAAAGTAAGCGAGTCGATGTGTCGGCTCGCCTGCTTTAATCTTCGTTCTATCTGTTCATCCGGGATAAGATTATGCTCGCTCAGGTACTGTTCTTTACTTGCATATACCATAGGCTCACGCTTCAATATCTTCTGCAGGATCTACATCAACGAATACAGAATCAACCTTACCATCCTTGCCATTAGGGAATACAAATGTATCACTTAACTGGCGATTCTGATAAAGATATCCGTCTCCTTCTGTATGTGCTCCTGGTGCGAAGAAATAAATAGATGAAATCTTAGGTACTGTCTTACATGTCTGTCCACATGCGACAAGTACATTAATCTTGCGTGAGCCCTGAACAGTTTTTTCATAATATGTGGCTATATTAGTCTTTGTAGGCTTTGCCACAACTGTATAAGTGCTGTCGCTCTTAGTGTAGTATGTCTTTCCTTCTGCCACATCTGTATCTGTTGTTATGGCATACTTTGACTTAAGCGGAGCAAAGCCGCCCTCTGCAACATCCCAATCGAATCTGTCATAGAATCTTTCATCATCCACAACTTCCATAAGTGTCACACCATCAATATCAGTTACACGTGTTTCAATGCCAAGACCACCTTCTGCAATCTGTGTCATTTCAATCTTACGTGTAAACTCCTTTGATACCTCAAGCTTATCCATAATGTCAGAAGATACATACATAATGAGGCTTCCATTTGCCTTATATCTTCTAAGCTTGCCTGCTGCCAGAATATGCTTAAGCTTAGCAAATACATTCTCTGATGTATATTCTGTGGAAGCTGTTTCAGTATGATATAATTCTGTCTTCTGTGCAGCCTGTGCTACCTTACTGAAAAATAATGCATCTGTCTCTGGTACTACCTGTGTCTGTTCAAATATGTGTGAAATATTCTGAATAGATGCTGTCTGATTTGTTTCATCAACATCTGCCTTATCAACCATAAACTGTACATCTCTGTCATGTGTTACTGTGTAAGGAACATCTTTCTGGTTATATTCTCCTGTGTTCCATCCACCTGATCTCTTATGGTTCTTATAACCACTTACACTCATCTGTGTAAAATGGAAAGTCTTTGCATCTAACCATCTGACATTGTTTGTGATAAATGGTGATGTAAGTGTGCCCTGAATAAGAATTGCTAATAATTCAGGACTCCACTGTTCTGCATAATTTAAATTTGGCATATTATTTTACCTTTTTAACCTTTCTTAATTGAATCTATTCCATCTCTTTGTAGGAACATTTACATTGCTACCTGCAGAAGACTGCTGTCCATTAGTCTGCTGCCCTGCGCCAATCTGGAATCCAGCATTATTCTCCGTACTTGGCTTAAGTGCAGGTACATCCTTTAGAACCTGTTCAATTGCAGCTTTAACATTGTCCTCTGATATCTTTCCATCTGTACCCTTTGCCTTACTGAAATCAGCCATCTTAAGCACGTATTGTACTGTCTTGGCATTAATACCAAGTGTCATTGCTACCTGTGTAGCCGCAAGCTCTATACGAGCCTGTTCAGCATCTTTCTGTGCCGCTGCCACTTCGTTCTGAAGACTAGCGTTAGCGTTCTGCTGCTGTTCTACCTGCTGCTGTTTATTCTGCTTAAATGTTGCAATAGCCTGGCTTACTTCCTCCTCGGATAGTCCCTGCTGCTGGAAATAGCTTTTAAGCACAGCATTTTCTTTCTTGGCAGTTGCGGTGTCTAACATACTCTGTATTTTGTCATAGTCAATTCCAGCCGCCTGCTGATTGTTCTGACCACCTTGCTGTCCTGCCTGTCCATTATTGTTACTTCCAGCGTTCTGGTCGCCGTTACCATCTCCGCCCTCAGCGAAGAACTGTAAATTAATAGGTAATGTCTTTCTCATACCTGTCTCCTTTCTGTTTACCGCCCGTCGGCATTTTCCTAAAGTTTAGTGCCATTAAGTTTTGGGCATATAAAAAGGACACCCATTACTGAGTGTCCCTGATATTGATATTAAATTGTGTTTATGCAAAAGCTATATCAAGCATCTTAATTATCATATCCGCTGCTCTTTCTGCTCTTGCATTGTAAATCTTATAATCTGGGTTATGTATTAAATCACCCTCTCCTTTATGAATGAAAAAGTGTGCCAGTATATAGGCTAATTCATAATCAACCTCTTCCAATGTCATATTACTTTTCATTCCTATCCTATTACCCTTTAAATAACTTGGCGATGCCTTAAAGTCATAGCTCCTTATTTTCATATTATTCTGTTCTGCAAGCTCTGTAAGCACCTTGAATATTAAGATTGGATTTTTCATTGTAACCTTGTTAAATGGCTCCTGCGGTTTTATTATCTCTGTACTCTTTTCCTTTGCTCTGAAATAAAAGTCTACCAGATAATCATATACTTGCCACGCTTTATCTGTGTTAAGTGATTTAGCGTGCAGGAGTGCTCCTTTTTCTGTCCAAAGATATAACGATTTAGCATATTTAAGGGAGGATTGAAATTCACTCCTCGTTTTTAACTGCCTTAATTCCTCTCCTGTAACTTCAATATAATGTTTATTACAACTATATTTATCTTTATTGTATCTAAAATTATATTGAATTATCTTTGGGTCAACCCCATACATTTCTGATAATTGTTTAGTAGTTAATACTCTCATTCCTCTTACTTCTGTAATTTGTGGTAACTGCATAAAAATACCCCTTTCAAATTTGCTTGAAAGAAGTTCCCCAAAATGATATGATATATTTATCAGTGGGAAACCTCTGGTCTTTTAGAGATTTGTTTGTACTTGGTCGTGCGACAAATCTCTATTTTTTTATTTCCTTAGCCTTCTTAATACCCATTCTGATTAATTCAAGTAATGTATATCCATTTTCTTTAGAAAAATGATTTATTTCCTCTTTTTCCTCTTTTGTTACACGAATATACAATCTCTCATTCATAGGATTATCAGACTTCGGTCTTCCTGTGCGTGAATTCATTTCATCACCTCACTTTTTGTACGCACTTTTATTATATTGATGTGCGCACAAAAAGTCAAGCGTTTTATTGACATTTCCATTATCTTATGATATGTTAAATATGTACTTAAGTACAATCTCTAATGAGCGTATAGCTTAATGGATAAAGCAATTGTCTAACTAACAATCAGATGCGGGTTCGAGTCCCGCTACGAAAACAACAAGCATCCTGATGAGGATGCTTTTATTTTTGTTTTCTTGACGAATTATACATTTCATAATTTAGTTTTATATTCTTCTCTATAGCACCCACAGCTTATTTGCTATGCGTGCTTATTAACTAATATTAAATTGTGTTGCACCGGTGCAACTTGGGTATAAAAATACCACCAATCTCTCGACTGGTGGCTGTTAACTGCTTATATATAGTATGAAGAAACTATTTGATTTCTGCATAATCACTTATCTTACCCACATTATATTCATTTATACCAAGTGCGTCACTTGATATATAAATACACCTATATTAATAATTAAGAGGTTTACCTGCTTTTATCCATTCTTCAAATGTTATATCTTTAGGTAAAATTTTCCAATTCTGTAAAACTTTAAATGTTGTTCTATTATTTTTTTCTATTTCCTCATCAGTTCTCTTCGGTGGATTTATAAATCTCTCACGCTCTTCTTTTGTTAATTTTTGTTTTTCCTCCTCCGTAAAATTAACTTCACTAAGTTCCATCCTAAGTTTAAAACATTCTTCTGGAGAAAGTTCTTTTCCTCTTTGCATTTGCTCTGCTTCTGGTAGTAAAAGCCATTCTCTTGCTGTTAACTTCATTTAATCCGCCTCCTCTAAAAGAATATGCCAAATCTCCCCGACTAATATTTTTGAAATAACTTTAAATTTACTATTTCGCTCATAAAGGACTTCATTTTCATTTAAGCCAATAGAACTTATATCTCGCCCATTTTTTGTATTTTGTATATAAATTTTTATTTTTGCTAAATCATTATATCCTTCTGTCTTTGATGTACTCCAGTATTGTTTAATTGTTATTATTGTTCCTTCAACATATTCACTTACAAATTCTTTAATTCTATCTTGCTCATCCTTCCTGTCAGAAAAATCAACAGTTCTTATTAAATCCCCATTGAATTTTGATATTTTTGACAGTGCTGCATCTAAATTGTTTACAAGTTGTTTATGTTCTGATTTTAAATTTGATAAATCATTTGCATTTCTTAAAACATCATTTATAATATATGCTTCAAAGCTCTTATATTGTGTAACTGCTTGTAATTCTTTATCTGATAAATTCATTATATCATTCTTATGTAATTCCTCAATATGTTTTTCAGAACTACCATTAAATAATATACTTTGCTCCCACTGTTCCTTTCTAGCCGCATACATTTTCTGATTATCCGGGTCTAATGAGTACTTAGCCAACCTGTCAAACTTCTCAACCATCCTGCCTGCATATTGCTGCTTCTGATCCTGCTTGTAATCTTCATTGACCTTTTCTAACTCTTCCTTGGTAAACTTACTGTCTGGCTCTTCATCCAGCTCAGGGAAATATGTTGTATGTACGTCTTTGCAATTAGGTCGTCAAGGATGGTAAAGACCCGCTGCTATTGCCGAAGACATTAACGGATAATTACCATCACTTGCATCACCTCCACTCCACACATCATCTATCAGCACCTTTCCAACAAATGGAAGGCACTTAGGACAGGCATTAGCACGCTTATTCATAATAACTGTACTAATTCCCCAAGACTGTCTCATTTCTCCCTCTCCAGTTAGATATGCACGCTTGCTGGCTGTCTGAATAGCCATTCTGGCATAATCTTTTACTGTATGCCTGCTGCCATTCGCATATTCAATACAGTTAATACCAGCTTTAAGAAAATCTCTTGTAGCCATATCAACTGCTTTCTCATATGTTCCTGCACCCGTATTCGCATACACCTGAGCATTGAATATTATCTGCCGGTATTTATCCTCCGACATTCTTAACATAGAATGTTCAGCTCTAGTAAAATCCGCCTTTGTGGCTTTTATAAGTGCATCTAACTTCCTGGTATTTAATTTAAAAAAAGCACCCTCAGTGCCCTGTGACACTTTGGATGCTTTAAGCCCTTTTTTAATTGCCCTTAATATCTTCTGTTCCTGCTCTGTACCGCCTGCCTGCCTGGCAGCGTATATCATTGCATCTATCGAATCATTGATATTACTGAATGACTTTTTAAACTTCTTTTTGTTTTCAGCCTTATATCTCTCCAACGCCTTTATCTGTTCCACCTGCCATTGTGTCCAGTTAAATCCCTCTTTAGTCTCTTCTGCCCTGTGGCCGTCAAGATTCCGTATCATTGAAGCTATCAGCTCATCTTCTATAGCTCTAAAGGCTTTCTCTATGTCATAATCTGTGTTAAGTGCCATAAGTTACCTCACTTGTTATCAAAACCTGTGAAACTGTTATCAGCGCCATCAACTGTGAAGCCATCTGCCTGCATATTAAGTGCCGGCTCTTCCATATCAGATATACCCTGTTCAGCCTTAAGCCTTGCAATCTCTTCCTGCTTCCATTCATCATCCTTGGTATCTCCATACAGCTCATCAACAGATGCCTCTATGCTCATAATACCGCCCTGCTTTGCCTTGCTGACTGTTTCTACCTGGCTCTCAAAGCTTGGGTTTGCATATTCGCCAAATGTTACATCTATATCCGTATCCCTAATTGGTGTCTTATTAAATGTATCCATAGCCTTAAATACTATATCTACAAGCTTTGGAAGCACCTTCTGCAACTGGCCTACAATGTTATTTCTGCTATATAATGTTGCTTTTTCCTTTTCTCTCTGTGCTTCCGCATTATCCAGCTTCTTAACATCTATACCCAGCGTTGATGGGCTCATAATACCTTGTAAACAGAGGTCTAACGCTGTTATATATGTTGCAAGGTAACTCTCGTGGGGAATATTACCCTGTACTAGGTCTATTTTGTTGGTTTGTCCCTCTTTCATACTTACCTCTGTACTTATATAAGCATTATCAAAGGCATTGGGCTTTAAAACCTTTCCTGTGTATGGATTTCTTGGGAGCATATTTTCCGGAATGTATTCCTTTGTTCTATTTTTCCTTAAGGCATCCATCCACTGTGACCAGGCCTCGTCTAGTGCGTCAAAATTATCTATTTTGGCATCAAATATGCTCTTGCCTCTTCCTTCATATCTGGCTGATTTATAAAACATCATAGGAACTGCCATCATAAAATTGTCATTCCATACTACGTCTGAAAGCCCTGCAAGCTCAGGCACTGTATCTAAAGGACATTCCCTGTTTCCATTTACAAGCTTATATCTAACATATCCTATTCCATAATGCTCAAGAAGAACATATTCCCTTGTTCCACTATGGTACACTGTCTTAAAAATGATTTCTCTTACCCTGCCACGGTCTCTTATAATTTCTATCTTATCTCCCGGATAAAATTCTATTATTGGATATTGGCTTAAGGTTGTATCAAAAGATATTTTAAATGCTCCATCTCCTATATAAAGTGCTTCTATAACTGCCTGTTTTACCAGCTCTATAAAATCATTTTCTTCTGCAATCTTGTCCCATTCTTCCTGTCTGCTGCCAGTGTCTATTAAATTCATATCATCAGCAACTATACTCGCCAGCATATCACACAGCATAGCTGGCAAGCCAACGTGTATTTTTCTTATCTCTAACCCCGCTGTACTTGTTGCAGACCAGAACCTTGTCTTGTCACCATCTATCTGGCTGTATAACTGTGACAGTTCTTCACTTTCACCTCTGTACCATATCTGGTTCTTTATGGCATTTCCCTCATAATCAAGAGTTTCCTGTATGCTTATGGATCCATTAACAGCCGGCTGTATACGCAGCCACGTCCTTATTCCTGTTCTTACCTTTTCTGCCATACTTGTAAATATGTTCACCTCACTCACACTCCTATGTCTTATTCTCTATTCCTATCTTGTCGCGATAAGGAATCCAGCCATACTGTACACTGTTTACCATATGGTCATTGCCATCCTCAGGCTCACAGTCCTTATCCTCCAGCCACGAATACACCTCTAATTCAGTCTTGTAATTCGTACAGGTATCGACAATATAAAAGCTTAGCTCTCTGCCCTTCTTATCATTAAAGGACATCCAGCCAAGCTGTAGATTAATTCTGTCTATTATAGTTACGTTCTTATACGCATTATTAAATATATACCGGCAGTCAATATGTTCTCTTTTATACTTTGCAAACTCTGTTATTGTCGCCTGGTCTGCATTATCAACGAACACATTCTTTGCCATTCCGCCCCATTCTTTTCTGTTACGCTCCAGAAAGTCAATGTAATTCCTTACCGTATCACTGGGAGCTATTGGAATATCAAGTTCTGCATTGTTATACACCTTTTCATCCAGCACTATCAGCTTACCTTTATTAGTTATTCCCATAAATGACATAGCAATAGTATCTGGACTCTTGGTTGAATAGGCTGTATCAAGACCACTGGTAAATATTATGAAATATTCGTCCTGTGTTACATCAACTTCACATCTGATGTATTCCTTAGCCTGCTCTTTGGTAAGAATATGCCTATTGCAGAAATTAGAAAAGACAAGGCCAGTTGCCTTGCCTCTTAATCCTAATATCTTATTCTTGTATATCTTAGTACCAGGCGGATAACTCAATTCCTTCTGTTCTATCTTCTCAGGTGTCATAGATATATTATCTGTCATCTTAAAAAACCAATATACCCAATTTTTAATAGGCTTACATTCATTCAGATCTTTCCATATTTCTTCTGGCACATCTGCTTTATACTTATCAATCGGTCTTGCGTGGTTAATATACTCGCTATATATAGGCAGTGTAGGCGTATCTGGATTGAGCGTTCCTACAAAGTATTCAGAACGTCCGAATATCTCTCGTATGAAGTCTATATTAGCTGTGTTGCACTCATCCACCCATACACAGCCAAACTGGCTTCCAAGTGCGTTTTTCCACTTACTGACATTATCGTAACCCAGAACATATATTATCTTTGCACTACCTGTTTTGAATTTAATGTGCGGAAGTTTATTCTCTTTATCACCGTTACCACAGTATTCCAGATTAGGAAATATCTGTAACAATCCCATATCTGCATTTATGATATTCTTCTCAATTACACCTGTTGTATTACCTGCAATAACGTGCAGTTTCATATCTGACTCAACTACATTCATAATAAACTTAACGGCAACAGTTGTTGTCTTTCCTGATGCCGTAGATCCTTCAAGGAACTCTGCTCTTGCAGGGGTATCTATGTAGTCCCAGTATTTATCACTTAGAAGCATCTGGCTCACCCCTTGCTTTACGCTGTGCTAATAGCTCTGCGAGTTCATTTTTAGCTGTATCATTTACATTTGCTTCTATTCTCTCAATAGGATTAAGTCCTGCTCTATCCATTAGATCCTTTGCCGCAAGATATGCAACCATCTCATTTTTTGAATTTAGTAATTTTTCCTGCTTTCTAAACGCTTTAGGGGCAGCATATTGCAAGCTTGAGCGCATCATTCTGTTGTATTCGTTGCGGAATTCTTCGTTATTTTTCTTCCAGTCACATATCGTTTTAGGAGAAATGTTAATTGCCTCTGCAATTTCTTTGTCTGTTAATTCGCCCTGAACCATTAATTCCAGGCACTTTATCTGCTTTGGTTTCATTTCTTATGTACCCCCTTTCTATTAACATTTATTAACATTTTTTATTTTCTCTTACTTAAGCACAATAAAAGGTACTGACAACTTAATGCCAGTACCTTTTAGAGGTGGATAGTTCTCATATTCGGAGTAATATTGTCAGTTCTTACTGACTCTATCTGAGAAAATTTATTCGTACTATATGCTAGTCCGTGGTTCAACATTTCTCTTTGTTTGTTCCAGTTTATATATTAACACAGAAAAAGCGGACAAATCGGACAAACTTCAAATTTCTTTTAAAAATCTCTCTATAGCTTTTCTGCAACTTTCTTCTGTGTGATGTTTTCCCATTCTCTGTGCCACCTGAATCCAGGTTAAATCATCAAGAAATCTATACTCAATCATTCTTCTTATTCTACTATTTTCAATTTTTTCTATAAATTCCTCAACTTCATTTGTTATCTTTAATAATTTTATTTCATACTTTTGTAACTGACTCTCTCTTGCTATAAGCAATGTCCTCTTCCTGCTATACTCAGGATATGGATATCCCTCTATCTTATAATGCTGTATACCTCCATCCCCACCTGTAACAGAATCAATTACACTCATTTGTTCCTTTTCCATTTTCTCAATCTCTCTTATTAACTTATCTCTTCTTGTTCTTATGTAATCATATTCCTGTTTTATGTCACAATACTGTATTAACGCTTCCCTAATATCTGCTGCCATATCTCTTTACTTCCCTTCCCGTTTTATTTTCTTGCACAATATATATCTCTATGATACAATACATATGTTCTGTTTTTGAGAAAGGAAGCTGACAGCGTGGTGAGTTTGGCTATCAGCTTCTCTTTTTTTGTGTGATATTATTTTGTATTGAATAAGTATTTGTTAATAGTTCTATTTTTCTTTTATCTCCTGTATTTCTGTTCTGTGCCATCCGCCATCTTTACTGTTATTTCTAATGGATATCCCTTAGCGTCATAACCTACACTTAAATAACGTTCCTTTATTATTTCCAATGGCTTACAATGTCCTTTTTCACAATGCTGTGCTCTGGTTTTATCATTGTATTCTGTTCCACATATCTCACATATGTAATGTTTAACTTCTTTCAATATAATCACTTCCTTTCATCTCTCTCCACCAAGTAAAATCCCAGCCATTATTAGTTAACTGCTGCCATATATGATTGCCTTTGTAATATGCCTTTCCTTTACTTCCGTTCCGTCTGTATATCTGATATATTCCTGGCTTATCTGGTTCTGCATCATAGCAATTATGCCACCCTTGTGCTTCCATTTTTTCTTTAAATGTCATACACTCTTCAAACTTTAACTGACCTATCATTGTTTCATACTAATCTCTTTATCAAACTTTTCTTTTTCCAAAATTTCAATTATATAATACACTTTTCCTTTTTCAGCTCCCCATTCTTCTTTACCCTTTCCTAGTCGTAATATGCATTTACATTTAAGCTGAGGAGAATTCTTAGAATATCCATTACGAAAAATTATCTCTTGTACTCTATCTTGTCTTATTTCCTCTGGAACGTCATTGCCTTGTAGCAATTCATACTCATATCTTTCGCTAAAAATACTTGATGGGTATATTGTTATCGCACCAAAAAGATTCTGGAAACGTGTTTCATAATATTCTTTTATTTCCCTATATTCTTCTTTCTTCTCGCCTGAAGCAATCATATCAAACCATTTTTTCTTGATTGGCAATGTTAGCATTATGAATCACCTCCCTTTTTACCATTTTCTGTATACAAGCTCATCCTCATTCCATTCCGGATAAAGCTCCTGCAAATACTGTCTGAATATCTCCAACATCTCCTTTCTCTTTCCTTGATTTCCATTGTCTAACATATTGTGATGGAACTGACATCCTATAGCTCCATTCTGCGGTATTCCTAAGCCGCCTCTTGACCTTGGTATATAGTGCATAACGCTTAGTATTTGCTCTGAATACCACGTTGAACCCTGCATATTGTATTTCTTAATGCAGAAAATACACTGACCGAAGTCTCTTGCATAGATTTCCTTTCTTGCTTTTTCTGTAAATTCGTGTGCTCTTGCCTGTTTTGATTTTCCCATTTCTCTTCTAACTCTCCTACAAAACCAATTGTAATTTTATTATTCATTGCCCTGCACATCTCAAGCGTACAGCCTGTTGAATGTTCCCACCCTGGTGCAAATACTGCCACATCACACATATCAAGCATAGAAATGCATATATTCATAATTTCTTTGTGTGTTGTATCCTTGGGAAGGTTCTCACACACCTTTACTGGGTTAATTACTGTATGTCCCTGCTCTGTAAGAACTTTTTCGATTGCCTCTGCTCTCTCCTTATAGTCGGATGTTCCTGTTACCGGTAAACTTATATATACTTTCATCTGCTGCCTCCTTTTAGCTGTTCAAGCTCTGTCTTTATGTTTTCTGCTAATGCTATAAGCCTGTCTATAATGTTGTCTGTAATATAACTGTTAGCTTCCAATGTGAATTTAATATTTGATGCCGCAGTTATAATATTGTTCTTTATATCAGCTTCTGATGTGAGAGATTCAACTGTCCCCTCAACACGTTCTACTGGCATAACATCAGGATAATCTGCAATATTCTTCTGTCCTTCAACCTGCTCATCTATAGGCTCAGCTTCTGTCTTTATCGGCTTTTCAGGCTCCTGAGTCTCTATAGGAGATGATTTGGGAACTGTCTTTTCTATATCGTGGATTTCCTCCTGCTTTGCCTTTACAACCTTTGTTTTCTTTTCTGACTTTTTTATATCAGCTTTGGAACTGTGTTGCACCGGTGCAACTAGGGGTTTTTTCTCAGGATATTCTTTAGCATATATCTGCTGCCATACTGTCTTGGCATCAGCCTCACTATTTATTATGTTCCTGCCTGCTATGTTCATTGTGGCAATGTATACTTCCTGTGGATTGTATGTATCCTTCTCTGATGTCCTAAGGCTTACAACTGCTATATCCTCTCCCTGCTTGAAAGAAACTGCTTTTCTTCCTGCTCCCTGTATTCGTACTGAATAAATCATATCTCCCGCAGGTGCGAATATATCTATTACATTCTTAGTAGTAAGCTCTCCTTGTGTTACTGCATCATATATCCTTTCGTACACGTCAATATTTTCTTCACATATCTTGTATATAATCTGCTCAAGCTCTGTCTTTTCGCTGTCTGTACCCTCTGCATATATCTCTAAGTCAGATACCTTCTTTTCTTCATCCACCTCTTCCTTAAGAGCCTGTATCTCTCTCTTGGAATAATCAGGTGTAAGTTCTTCATTTAGCGTATCTGGTAACTGCAACATAATAACAAGCTTTGCATATCCAAATCCCTGATATTCCGTTCTTAACACCGGACTGTTCCCACCTTCTGAGAATCTGTCATTAATACTTATGAATCTCGATACCATAGTCTTATCTATTCCATATTCCGCTTTTGCGAATTCCAACACGTTACTGTACTGTGAATCCCTCAATATATCCGTATCCTTGGCCAGCTTTAACAGATATCCTATTCTTACGAACCCTTCTGCCGACTCTAACATCTGCTTATCAAGCGCCGCCTTGTATTCGCTGTAACTTTTAAGTTCTTCTAACTCATTCATGCTGTTCTTTCTACTCCTTTATTCATAATATGTTCTATGTAAGCATTAAGAAATGCCTCTACATTATCTCTGTCTGGCTTAGTGTCACGTATTCCGTGCCATTGCTTTATACTGTTATTCACAAGTTCTACAGTTACAAATGGAATATCTGGCTCACTAATATGTCTAACCACTAATATCCAGCCTTTTCCTTCATTGAACCTCTCCATATACCCCTGTGCATCATTACCTACACAGTGATGTAATAACCTGCCTTCCATAACAATCTCTTCCGCACTGCGTGCAGGTCGTATTAACATATCCGACTGCTGCCAGGTGTACTTCTTAGGAATATTCTTAGACCTTTTCCTTATGTTTTCGTACTTTTTACTCATCTCTGATATATACTTTTCATTCTTCTCGTGTTCTATATCTTCAAGCAGATTCATATAAGTTGCATGTAGCGCCTTTGGTCTTAGATATACCGTGTTAGTGAGGTCATCTCCTCGTGTTTCCCTTTGCTTTATATAATCGTAATACTCATTAAGTGTATCTGGCAGTGAGCTGTAATGTTCCTTAGCCTTGTTAAGATAATTGTATAATTTCTGCAGGCTCTGATATTTCATAATATGTTCAAGTTTCATTGCATTACCAGGATAATAATATAACTCGAATTCTGACAGAATCTTTATATTATTCTCACTCAGCGGTATCTTCCTGCTTTCCATATACCTTATCGTATTAATAATCCTGTCACTATCCTGCTTACCTATTACTGAACGTATATACCTGAATCCTTCTTTACTGACCTTAAGAATATCTGCTGCTGTCTTTGCATTCTTTTTTATATCGCTTGTATGACCGCCTGCGTATATAATTCTGCGGCATATAGTATTCAGTCCTATCTTGTATAACGTTTCAAGTGCTGTACAGTTGGCATATGCGGACAGCGTTTCGAACCTTGCTATAACCCTCAATGTCTCTTTCCATCGGGTTTCGCTTATAAGCTTATACATATTCTCAGGATAATACTTAAGATCACTCTTAGATATCACATCCTCCTCTCTTAATTCGTGTACATCTATTTTTCTGTCTATATCAAGTTTCTTACGCCTAAACATACTGTTTCCCCACATCTGATAAGTTCTCTCATATCCAGCCCTTAAGAAAGATATTCCACATAACTCGTTATAAATATTATATCTACCATACATACTCCGGCTCACGCATATGTAATATTCTCTTACTACAAGAGCTGTATCATCCTTGGCCAGATTATATGTCAGAATCTCAAAACGCTGACGTGTAGTCTTAGCATGTCCTGCCTGCTTAAGCACTCCTGTTTTCTTGCAGTAAGGGCATTCCTCCGTTTCATTCAGCCTTGGAACTTTAGCAATCGGAGTTACCATAGCATCTTCATAGCTGTCAGATGATTTAATACGTCTGGTATAATCACTATCGCACTGGCAACAATGATATTCTGCTATATTGCCCTTTCTTTTGTAATAGATTATGTTTCCCTGGTTAGCATATATATCTATATCAGTCTTCAGCATTTTAGATTCCTTGGGTACAAGTTTCATAAGATGGTCTCTTTCTTTTCTCTCTTTTTCCTTTGCTATTTCATCCTTAAGTGCCTGTACCTTATCCTCGATATTACATATAACCTGTGTGCGTGTTCTGTAATATTCCTTTTTGCCACCATAATACTCTTCAAGTTTCCTTGAATCATCACTGCTTATATTCGCATGGTCTATATTGTCCTTGTAAGGGAATTTGTAACTACTCCTTACCTGCTCCCATTTATTATTGCTATAGTCATAACTGGCATAATCTGTATCACTTACTGCCACTCTTAACACCAGTTCTCTGGCTATATATAGGTCAATTATCAGATGTTCACTGCCACCTATATCTACCTTATCAACGATAAGCGTATCTTTCCGTGACCTTGTAGTTCTTCCTGCATAAGCTAATACATCCTTCTTTCTCATTACTTATTGCCTCCAAGATAATATTCATCTATAAGCCTGTACGCTGTTGCCATTCCGGGGATACCCATTTTTACATTGCTATTTCTTATGCCCGCCTGTTTTACTATATTTTTGTCTACATCATACGAATTGGTGAAACTCCATTTTAGAAGTGCCGCTATACAGCCTTTAATGCTCTTACCTTTTGTTCTTACCGCCACAGCCATATCTTCGCACTCTGTACACCTCTTTTTTATGTAGGTAACCCAGTCTTCTATTATCTCTTTAGGCTGTAGCTCCTCTGTCTCAACCTCTATTTTTCCAAATGCGGCCATAAGCGGAGAACATAATTTATCCACCATTCCATCTATATAGTCCTGCGCATCATCCGCATCTATGCCATTTTCTCTTGCTATTGTCATAACTGCATCAGTATCACCTTCCTGTAATTGTGCTGCTGCCGCTTCGTTTATTTCTTCTGCACTGTTAAACTCTCCGAATATATCAAACATCTTCATACTCCTTTACTTTTTCTATATGTCCTTTTAACCAGTTTCTGTATGAATGTTCCTCTTGCAGGCGGAATTCATACTTATGTCCTGCAAGCAGTTCATCCAGCTTTATCCATTCATCTGCGTTTGCCACATCACCGCCTTTTGCTGTTTTATAATTATTCTGCTTCCACTTGTCTGGCCAGCCAGCATTAAAAGCATTTGCCACATAAGGAGACTCTGTATATATAACCAGTTCACATTTTTCTTTCATCCGTTGTAGTGCTTTAATAACTGCTATTAGTTCTGCCCTATTAGGCTTCATATCGTACAGCAGTTCTGTGCTGTCCAGTGTTATCGGCTCCGTGTCTGTTACAAGCTCCAATATGTAGCCTATAATGCCATTCTGTACATTTAGTCCCTTAAAGGTTGTTGCTGTATATATGTTTACCTGTCTCATTGCTCCTCCTTATGGGTCATCCTGTAATCGTAATAGCTTGTACTCTGTATAATGCAGATAATTCATTCCTGTATAAGGGTTTGTCCCCATTACCACTGACAATGGATCTATAAAATATCCTGGTGTCGGCTCCGGACCATTTTCTATAATCTTTCTCATCGTCCTTCTGCTGTAATCAGTGCGTTCTGGCTCAGGACGTACCAAATTCCTTGAACAGGAATACTTAACAAGTTCTTTCTGTTCCTGTACACTGAACATATTAAGCTGTTCATATTCTTCCGTATTTTCTTCCGGCTGTTTAACGATATATTCAGCCAGATCTGCATATCCGCCAGTTTCATATATGTTCTGATAGTTAACGTGTCCAAACCTTTCCCAGCACTTTGTTATAATCTTATCTGCACCTGTAACCCTGTTTATAAGGATATGTATATGCACACCTCCGAGTGCTCCTACCTCAATTCTGTATATATACTTCACAATCTCATCAATACTCTTATATCTTGTCCTGAGACTTCTTAAGAAGCTGTTAAGGTCTTTCCTTACTTCGTCGATGCTTTTCCTTGTTCCCTTCGGATACTTTAGTGTTGTCCATAGATCTCCCTCCTTAAAGTTTGCTTTTATTAATCTTCTTACTCTCTTTTCTTTATTTCTCTGGTTCTGCTTTCTAATCTGCTCCTGTGTTGCTTTCTGTCTTTTATGGCGTTTCTCGCCCTTAGCTCCATAATTACCAATAAATTTGTACTCATACTCATTAGAGCCAGGGAAGTGCCATACATCTTTTCTGTAAGCCATACCTGTCTCCTTAAATGTCCTAACTTTAATATATTTATAAAGTTACAAAGACGAGCCTGCGCCCGCTTGACTTTCAGTGAACTTACACATATAATAAATATGAGATTTATCTATATGTGTTTTGAGAAAGAGCCGGTATTCCTTGTACCAGCTCTTTTTCTATTATTCATCTATACTTTGCTTACTTTTACATATATAGTGTCTGTTATTGTTTTATCTATATAGACTTCCGCCTTTATCTTTCCATACTCTTCTGCCAGCCTGAATAATCTGTCATACAGGTTATTATACGGAACTGCCACAAAAGATGTTATCCAGTTCGTGTCTCTTTGCTCTTTCTCAAAGTGCTCTTGTGCCTGTGCATATAACACGCCATTACTCCTTTCTAACATAACCTGCCGCAGCTAATGCCTGCTCATTTAACTTCTGTCCATATTCTTTTTTCTGTTCTGTAGACAGTGACTTATGTTCTATTATCTTGTCGCCTTCCATAATCTTTATTACTATGTTCATACGCTTCACCTCTTGTTTGGTTACTTTCTTATATGCCAACACTGATTGTCTTAATTACTTTTTAATCGCAGAATGATCAACTACAATGTGGACAGCCTGTTATTAATGTTGTCCCTGCCTTTTCTTATTTTCTCTTTCCATCATTGCATATAGACGTTAATGCAATGCAGATAATAGTTGTTATTGCTACTGCCGTTATATTCATATTTTTGCTCCTTGTTTAAATATCTTGTTTAATCTTGCTTTTACTCCTATACTTTAATTACTGGTATTGCAGTACCTAGTTTTTAGGAAAGGAGTTTATTCAAAATGAAATTAAATCCTGATTGTATAAGAGATATCCTATTTGCAATTGAAGAAAAAACATCTATGAAAACGCTTTTTTATCTTGATGAAGATAATTGTCATACAATATTTCCTAACTATGATTTAGACACTGTCCTATATCACTTACGCCAATGCGATATGTATGGTTATCTTTATAATTCTTCACTAAGCTGTACTGGAAGTTGCACCGTTGTTGATTTAACTCCAAAAGCCCACGAATTTATAAATAATATCCGAAAAGATACAAACTGGAATAAGACTAAGGAAATAGCTGGAAAAGTTGGAAGCTTTTCTCTTAATGCGCTTTCTCAGATTGCAACTAATGTAATCACATCACTTATAAATTCATACACAGGTCTTACTTGATATGAAATATCTTCTTTATAACAAATCTTGAACATTCATCTAACTCTTGGTCTGTTGGGTGAATGTTTTTTCTTATCAAGTAATTAGATAATATCAGTTTATCTAATCTGTTCTTTATCCAACCAACAGCACATATTAGTGTTGTAGTCATAAATAGCAAATTCATATTCTCACCTCTTTAACCAGATAATCACCAACACTATTGTTGAAAAATATATTTGGAAGTTTGGATGTCTCTCCCTGAATGGTATCCTTATAACTTCATAATGCTTAATGCCAGATACTTTCATTTTCTTTATAGCTGATACTTCCTGTATAAATGTCTTGGCTTTCTCTTCTATGAATGGTTCATAACTACGGATAATGTACTTATATGTTTTCTTTTCAATAGCTCTCACCTCCTTGTATGTTACTTGCTTAAAATAATTCTTGAACTTATGTTCAATTTTTGTTAGCATTAACTTGTCCTTATCGGGCAGGAAAGGAGACTCTATATGCTACTTATAGAAAAACTTATCTGCCCTGTTCTTTTTAGTTAAGGTTGCAATTGTGGTTACCCAAAGCACGTTAAACTGGGGTATAATGTAATAATTGATATGGCGTAACAAATGCTCGCAAGAGTAACGGGTTGGAACTGGTTAATAAATCCTCACCATATCGGGATGTTCCTTGATTTCCACCAGCTAATGGGCAGGTAATTAATGCTGAACTAAAACAGCATAAGTGGTGGAATACTTGATAGAAACACTTAGCGTTATTATGTGTAATGAAAATCTGCAAAGTATAAAAAGTAAAAAAATTTAGCACGAAACTGTTAGAGATAACGCCTCTGACAGTTTTTTGTTTTATTACGAATTTCTTATAAAAAAATACTTTACTATTTCCTTATCTTCTATTTTCAACAACTCTTTCGCTTTGTATATTTCACTCTGTGTCCATTGTCTTACGCCTGTAAGTTTTAGCGATACACTTCTTTCAGATAATCCCATTTTTTTTGCAAAACTAATTTGATTTCCATATATCTCTTTAATTCGATTTTTCAATTTTTGATTATCGAATTTCACATTTAAGCCTCCTTATTTTGTTGCACAATGCAACTTTCTTTGTAAAAAAAATATATTTCAAATTCTGTAGGCTTAATTTTTAATAAATCGCATATCTTTTCAGCTTCATCTAAGTCCATCGGTCTTATATTATTAATTTTTTGATTTGCTGTCGATTGTGCTATATTAAGTACTTTCGCTACATCTTTTTGGGTGAGCTGTAATTCAGCCATACGTCCTTTGATTTTATTAGTATTAATCAACTCTTAAACCTCCTTTCGACATTCGCATTGTAGCATTGTGCAACTTAACTGTCAATAGCATTGTGCAACATTTTTTCTATTTTTTTATTTTATATATTGCACTGTGCAATAGTTTGATATATAATACGAGCATAAGGAGGAGCTTCTTAATGAATAATATTGAAATAGGAAAAAGAATACACAACGCACGTACTTTAAGAAAATACACGCTTGATGAAGTAGCTAAAAAAATTGGTGTTGCTAAATCTACGATACAACGATATGAAAATGGTAAAATAACAAAAATTAAACTACCTGTTATTGACTCTATTGCCAATGCCTTAGCTGTAAACCCAGCTTGGTTAGTCGGTAAATCAGAAGAAATGGAAATACACACTTCCATTAATTCTTCTAATAAAATTCTACAATACTATAACGTACTCAACGACCTTGGCAAAAAAGAAGCAACTAAACGTGTTGAAGAACTAACATATATTCCTTTATATAATCAGGATACTAATTTATTAGATGCAGCTCATTCTCTTAAGAACGCAACCAGCGAAGAGAATGCTAACGATGACGATATTATGAATGATGAGAATTTCTAAATAAAAGAGGGGATAAATTTGAATTACGAGGAATTACTTATTGAAGCTGATAGCAATAATCTGATTGCAAAAGAAAAACCTCTGCTCGCTAACGCAGGAAGAATTAAAGGAAATCGTATTGCTATCAAAAAGGACTTACCTACACAGACAGAAAAAGCTTGTGTCCTTGCCGAGGAACTTGGACACTTCTACACTTCCACTGGCAATATATTAGATATGTCAGACACTTCTAACAGAAAGCAGGAATTAAGAGCTCGCCTATGGGCTTATAACAAACAAATAGGCTTAAGAGGTCTAATTGATTGCTATAAAGCCAATTGTAAATCTATTCACGAAATGGCTGAATATCTTGATGTAACGGAAGAATTTCTGCTAGAAGCCATTGAGTGCTACCGCTCAAAGTATGGGGTGTATGCTAAATTAGATAATTATTTTATTGGCTTTATACCTACTTTATACATTATAGAAGAATATATGCAGGCTACAGATTAACACTATGATTAGGAGGTATTACTATGAGTGAAAAAGAACAAATTGGACATATTATTAAAATAATTGATGAGTATAGCGTTATCATTGATTTAGGCAATAATATTGTTAATAAAAATGATATGGTCTATATATATGAAAAAAACAACGCTGTAAAAGATTTAAAAGGTAATATTATTGGCAGATACGATATATGTAAAGGAAAACTTTGTGTTACTGAAGTATATAATAATTTTTCAGTATGTGAAGCACTCCCATCTGTAACTGATAAATATACTGCACTTTATAATCATTTAGCTCTATCACCTCTTTTAGAATCTTCAACTAAAAGAAAAAAGCTCAATATAGATCCTAGCATTATAAATAAAATCAAAACTGAAGATAATGCAATTCGTATAGGTGACATTGTAAAAACATTTTAGTTCTTGACAATTTATATGCCAAATGGTAAGATATCTTCAAACAGAAATGGTCGTTGTTAAATGACTGGCGAAAATCCCTCTTACCATTTGTATGGAAAGGGGGATTTTTTCTTTTATGAATACAGAATATGATAAACCATTTAAAACATATGATGAAATGCTTTCTTTGATGGAAAAAAGAAATATTATCATCAATGATAAAGAGTTTGCTAAAAATGCTTTATCTAATTTATCTTATTACAGTTTAATTAACGGATATAAAAACACATTTTTACAGGTAAAAGGAACCGATGACTTTATCGAAGGTACAAAATTCGAAGAACTTTATACTATTAATCAGCTTGATGTTAGCCTTA